TTTCCTTTTAAGAATTTTTGTAATTCAGTTGTTGATCCTACAAAAATTGAATTATTTGTAGTAGAACTTGAAGGTCCATTCTTTTCTTGTGTAATATCCTTACGAGTTTTCTGAAGTTTTACAAGATCTTGAGTCATTTCACTTGTGTTTTTTAACATTGTGGACAAAACTTCAAATGCTCTAGGATGCTCTGACTCTGAAGCAAGCATCATCATTTGTTCAATCGCTTCACATGATTGATTAATCAGCGATTTCATTTTATCCCGAGAATATTCAATATCAGTCTCGGTATCATTAACTATTTGAGAATTTGAAACTTCAAACTTAGGTTCTTCAACTATTTCATTTTTCTCTTCAAGTTCATCTTCTATTTCATTATTATGATTCATGATCAAAACCAAAAGTGGTTGTTATTGTGTCAGTATTGTCAAGAGGAGCTGAATCAGCATCGCCAACTGAGACTCGCACATTTTCATTATCAATACCATAAGGATTATTTGTTTTTAATGATGTATCAGTATCAGTAAAGTAAAAAGAATCGACTTTCCGTATAACTCCTTCTTTAGTAGTTCCACCAGAAAACTTAATTTTCATACTAAAATCTAAAGTATAGATAATAGCTCTACGTGTTTCAAAGTCACCTTCGTAATCATCATTAAATGTTACACTATTAAGAATAATAGGAACATCAGTAACTGTATTTGTACCTTCAAGTTCTTTTATACTTACGGTATAATCCGGTGAAAATGTAGGGAGTATTTGCTCAACTATTTGCAATGCTTCATCTTGATTAATTGCAAAAACATTTAATTGCATACCAATAATATAAGGAACACTTTGATATACAGTATTAACATTATTTAAATCGCCAGCAATAGGGATATTTCTTTTATTAAAACGGCTTAACTTACTCTCATTGTCATATTCCATTGATGTGATTTCAAAACTCATCCTAGGAACTTTGATCGCGATTGTTTCAGCTGTAGAACCAGATCGATCGGAATTAATTCTAGCTAAAAACTTTTTACGTGGACCATATGCAATAGGAACTTTTTCTTCAGTCGAACCAGGTCGAAGAATTTTAATATTATTAAATAATGTCCCAAAAACAGCAACAGACTTTCTTACTGTTTTATTATAAAAGTGAGTTCCGCTTAACATATCTTATGTTGTTATATTTGGCATGCCAAATGGGTTAGTTAATGTAAAATCGATAAACGAATTTCCTTCAGTCTCAAAATCAGGATTATCAGCATAAGGATCATTATCATCAATGGTATTAAATGCGTCAATAGTCGTAATAGGATACGATGGGTTTGGACTATTTTCGGAACCAATCAGATTACCCCAATCACCACCAGTGACAACAAATCCTGTATTACTTCCATCGCTTGAGACTGGATTGACGACATCGATGTAATCAACTCCAATATTAGCAACTTCAGCAGTAACTGTTAATGTGCCATTTGTTTGTGTAACATCTTCACCTTCAACATATGTTCCGCTTCCAGATCCTAAACTTAAACGTGTTGTATTAGCAAACAATCTTTCAAATTTATCAATTTCTTCGATACCTGTATCAACTTCTTGATTGCTATACTCAAATTGTTGACATGATAATTTAAATGTAGGTATATTTTGAAGTTGGTAAAATGGTGTTTCGTCTTCAACATAGTTGATTTCAAAAAGGCCATTAACTAATGGAAAATAGATAAGATCACCTTCTTGAGGCCTAATTTCAGTTGGATCTTGAAATCGTGATACTAATTGTTCCCACCGCCTATTAGCAACAATAAGGTTTACAGTATCTCTAATTTCTACTCCAAACTTTGAAAGCAAATCACCATCTCCACCGAAACCATCAACATTCTCAACATACATTTCAATCTGATATGCTGCGCCAAATTTAGAGAGTGCGTCTTCATTAAAAATTGCATCTGTATTAACGATATTCCTCGGAATATAAAATACGTCATGACCATAAATCCTAAGAGCCTCTATAGTAATATCTTCATAGAGTCTTTTTTCAGAAGTTGCACCTTGGCTAAAATATACATTCCGGGGCATATTATCCTATAAAATCTAGTGGTGGTAATTCGTGCTCGAGCCGAATCTTCTCTTCGAGTTTCTCAATATCAGCAACGGCATCATCATAAATTTGACGGCCATTTATCGTAACTCCTCCTGGAAGTTGCATTCCTTCAAACTTAATAAGGTTTAATCCCCATTGTCTTTTGAATAAAGATGTAGAATATCTTTTTAAGAACATATCATTATATACATTAACAAATGATTCTGGGTCAACTGCACTATAACCGTCAAATACAATATAATTACCTACACCAACATCAGTTAATGTGTCTGCATGAAAATTGACTCTTCCTTTATGTCGGCTATATTGAATCATTTCAAATACACCATTAATATTACGATCAATGAGTGAGAGGTACTGTTTAGTTAGCTCATAGTTAATTATTCCTCCAAAAGATCCATTTAAGTCAAAGATATCATTTAAATGTAATTGATAATCAAGAGAAAGAAGTGATGTACCAGAATTAGTATTATCTATATTAAATACATTATTAATTGAAAGAATATTTGTATTAGATGATATTGTAATATATCCATTATCGATATCATCCTGTGTAACCTGATGTTTCAAAAGATTTCGAACTACAGCATCACCATGAAACTCTTGATAAAACTGTATTGCTTCATCAACACGATCTTCTAATTGATCATCATCAACATTAATCTCAATGACAGGATGGCCTAGCGCCCTTAAACAATAATCGATAAGCTTTTGTCTTGTATCTGGTGTAGCCATATTATCTATTTATATGATTTTAGTTTTAAAAATACGTGTTTTATCGCCATCCACATATCTAAATATTTATACTTAGCTAATCTACCTAGAAATATTGTATTCTCATCTTTTCTAGACAATTCTTCATACTTTAAATACATATTTTGACTTTCTCCCCAAGGAATTGGGTAAAATGGAATATCTCCTTCTTCCATATCTTTGGGGTATTCTCTGGTAATTACTGTGCCACCATGGTGATTTGGAGTAAAATAAGAATGATCATATTGTCTAGTCCATTTGTTCTTCTTGTTACATTCATTGTAAACAAGTGTGTCTTGCTTATCCATTTTAAACTGATGCTCAAATCTCAGCGACCTGTAAGATAATTTACCGAAACAGAAATCAAAATACTGGTCAATTCTACCAGTATAAACAACTTTATCACAGACTTCTTGTTTCCATTCTTCTTGACACGCGTTTAAAATAACTTCTATACCATCCAACATTTTCTCAAACATCTTCGTATATCCTTCCTTTGGAACACATTGATATTTTTGGCCCTCAAACCAAGTCGGACTTTCTGATTCTTTTGTTTTGGGGATTCTGTTTGTAATCGTTTTAGGGATCTCTTCAAAATCTACCCCCCATTGTTTCTCACTGTAGTCTTTAAAAATGTATTTTTTAATCTCCTCTTGATCAAGTGTCCTGCCTATAGATGCCTCACAGCCTTTGTCATGATATGGTAAAGGGATATCTCCTATTTCTGTTCTACCAATTGGTTTGTAATCAAGGTTAATCCATTCTGTGTACCGTGAGAGAAACTCAAAAACTTCTTCATCATCCGTATGAAAAATATGTGGCCCATACTTGTGTAAATAAAGACCATCGATGTCAACATCATAACAGTTCCCCCCAATGTGATTACGAGATTCAAAAATTTTAACCTCATGGCCTTTATCTCTTAACAGTCTTGCACTTGTTACGCCACTTAAACCACAACCAACAATGACAAACTTCATATGTTAAAATGTAATTTTATGCTCTTACTCATTTTCTGAACCATTATTCTCCAAATTTATAACCAAAATATTCGATGTCTTTTGCATATATTTCCGCAATAAATTGTTTCGTTTCTTCATCGTAGTATTCAGTGTAATGCTTATGTTTTGTTTTGTTTACGTGAGGAAGTTTTTGTTGCGGAACTCCAATTTTGTCGCAAATAGTATTAAAGTCTTCCTGAAGATTTTCAAACCTACCAATAAAATCGACTAAACATACGTCACCTTCAAATAGTTTACTATGCTGTGATGCGTGCTTTGCAGGAAATGGATTTAATAAAAAATCCAAGAAACTCATGTCTTTAGCACTTTCTATATATCCATGTTGAGTATTATCTTTAACTCTAAAAAAATACTGAGACAGTAATTTATCCCAAGGATTACGTATAATAGAGAATTTAAAATAAGTATTAAATTCCTTAGGCTTATACTTTTTGTACCACCAAGCCCACGTATGCTTCTGCGGAGGATTCTCAGCGTTCGCTAGAAGCTTAGTAATACTACTACCACCAGTTTTGTTTATGTGTATAAAGATAAACTTATTCTTGCGACACATCATAATTTATTCTCCAAATCTATATTTAAATATATCTATATCTTTTGCAAAATAATCTGAAACAATCTTAATAGATTCATCATCATAATATTCAGTATAATGAGCGTGTTTAGTTTTGTTAATGTGTGGGAGTTTTACTTTAGGATGACCAATTTGGCTACAAACAAAGTCAAAGTCACCTTGCAGATCTTCAAATAATCCTATAAAATCTATATCAATAGTTCCATTTATACTAATAAAATCTAATTGCCGATAGAAAAAAACCCAATGCTTCCAAACGTTTTTTGCTCTAACAAAGTCTTTAAATTCTGGGTACTCTTCCTTTATAATTGCAGTTTTAGTTCTATCGTAATAAGGTATTCCCCCTCTCTTCAAATACTCATAAGCACTGACAAATCTATCCCATGGATTTCGAACAAATGCAAACCTAAATAAATTGGAATCTGAGTATTTAAGATCTAATTCACATATCCCAGAATGATCATGCTCTTTAAAATTAAAAACTTTTTTAATAGATCTACCACCACACTTAGGGACATGAACAAAGGCAAAATTATTTTCAGTGTTTACAAAAGGCATTTTCTAAAGATTGGTAAGTGCATTCATTTTCATTAAAATTATCCCAAATGCACTCTATATCTTTAATATGTGCAGTGATAAGATCTTCCCCGACATTAACTATTTTTTGGTTCCTTGGCATTGATGTATGATTAAATGCATACATTGTTTTAGGATGACTAATAAATATTTTTTCATTTTTACTATTAGCAGCCTTTACTTTTCTGTTTATCCGATAACATATTTCTCCTAACGCTATGTCAGAATGATTCTGTCTATCTCTAGATTCTTGCCACCCATTTTCTCTTACATGATCTTGGATTAATTTAAAAGTCTTATTATTCATTAGAATACCAGACCCTCCGAATATGCCAACCTTCCCATCATGAAGATATGAGCAATATATCCTTAAATTATCTTCGGGCAATCTACTTATAAATGAATTTAAATTACCAGTGTGTACGAAAGTGTCATCGTCACAGATCATGTGCCAATCAGCATCATCCCAATCTCTCTGAAAAACAGATTCTATCTTCTCAACACAAGAATAGTAATCGTCAAAATCGCAGACTTTTATTACTGGTATTTCATCAATTGCTTCAAAACCGCCAAGACAATAAAAATTATCTCCGCAATCTTTGATTCTTTTTATTACTGTATTATACAATGGTTTTGTCCTCTCTTCATGAAGAGATTCGCAAACCATAAAATAATAATTAACCATTAAGGAGCTTCTTCAATTGGTGCTTCTTCTAACAATCCTTCTCTATAATACGTTTCAATAGCTGGAACCGCATCGAAAACAGCTTGCATAGCAGTAGCTGCCTCTGGTACGTTTGCTATAACTTCCCAGAAGTCTAAGTGAACCATCTCTGAATTTTTAGGATCAGGGTCTTCATCAGAATCAGAATCGAAAGCAGTAAGCTTTAAAGACATATATCCTTCTGAAGCATTAGGCGCATTAACAACAAGTTCGGACAACCATGTATGCGGAAGAGTCTTCTCTGCTTCCGCTGGTATAACTAATGGTGTTTCTTTTATAATTGGCATATCTTTATCTATTATATTAAATATTAACCCGCTCTCCAACTAGAACCGTCAGAATATACGGGAATTGTGTTACCTCCACCTCCGCTAACAACTGAACCAATAGCAGTAGCTAATCCATAAGCAGAATCACTTATGAAAGCTCTCTGTCCTGCTGGTGAAGCAGATGGTAATGTTGAGGCGGTGTAAACTCTGTGCTTGATTGGTATATTATAATCAGCATAACTATCAGAAGGTATGGTAGTGTCAGTTTCACCGTATCCAACCCTAACTGTTCTGGCGACAGACAATTTACCCTGAGTAGTGAGGGCCATTGCTCCTTGAGCAGTTGTATGAGAACTATCTCCCCACCAGAATCCACGATCATTATCGCTATTAAATTGGAACGTCATTGCCCAATCATTATTCAGACCTCCATAAGTAACGTTACTTTGCATACCAATCGCGTAATTAGTATCAGTATAATAAAGTCTAAACTTGTGACGAGTACTTGCGGTGCTGGTTGCGAAATAAGAAGCATTATAAACAGCCCTATCAGTATTGATTTCTAGATTACCCGTCATCGTACCACCTGCTGTATTCAACTTGCCGTTCAATGCAGTCTGCAATCCGTCAACATTGGAAATAACGTGATTGTGGGAGTCGTCAGCAACCGCTGCTGTGATAGTGATGTTGGAAGAACCGTTAAACGAAGCACTACCAGAAAGATCACCGCCTAAGCTGATTGTTCTCGCAGTTGTAAGTGTATCTGCATTTGGATGATAACCATCGTGGAATACTTTAGAAGTTCCAGAAGATCCAATATACAAGTCTCCACCCCCTCTAAGATCTAATTTCTTTGTCCAAGAAGTTCCTCCATTGGTTGAGTGAGCAATACCAAATAAACCAGAGTAAGAATTTGATGCATCAACATCTCCCAAGACCATAACTTGGTTTGTACTTCCCTGTTCATTGACTAAAATAGTTGCATTAGTATGCTGCCAACTAAACCCATATCCATTTGCTGATGTATGTAAAATTCTAGTCCATTGGTCATTTGACTTGTCACCTACATGAATCTCACTGTCTTCAACAACCAAGTCTCCAGTCAAAGTACCACCAGATAAATTCAGCTTTGCGTTAGTATCAGTAAGAGAGAATGTAGTTCCGCTTAGTGAGATTCCTGTTCCAGCACTGTAAGTAGTGTTGTTATCAGTCCAAGGAACATTAACAAACATCTTCTCGCTAGAAAGCTCGACTGGGTAATTCTTCCCATTTTCAGCGTAACCAATCTGAACACCTCCTCTTGTTCCAGAAGCTGCGAGAGGAAGCGAGTAGTTGTTTGCATTAGTCGCTCCAGTGTAACCAAGATCCGCTAATGTAAGCGTTCTTGTCCCCATGCTGGTGATCACACCATCTGTGACATAGATATTGTCAATGATCGTAGATCCAGAAGTATTGATATCGGAATCAGTTCCAATGATTGTATTATATGTTCCAGAAGCTTGTTTGCCATTCAACTGCGTCTGGATATTCGAAGTAACTCCATCTGTGAAGTTAAGTTCGGAAGAGGTGGCGGTAATACCAAAGCTACTTAAAGTATAAGTTGTGTTGGTGTCAATCGCATCCTGGAGGTCATCTAACCTCATATACTTCCAAATACCAGCAGACTTATCCCAAATCAAGAATTTGTCATCATTAGCATCTGAAGTTTCAGTAAGTTGGTCCAATGTTGCAGGATCAAACTCACTATGAATAGTCATTCCATTGACTCCATCAGCACCTTTAGCAATAAGTTCTCTGATTGATGGTTCATTACCATTAACCTCTTCAAATCTTGGCCCCCAGAATTCACCTTCAGTAGATGGGTTCGTAGTATAATAAATGTAGGTTCTATGTTGTTGTTGAGTAGAACCAGACTTCATCATAAAGTCACTACCACTTAAAATCTTTTTGCCTGTAACACAGTCATAAATACCACTTCTAGCACTGTTAGTACTACCTCCACTTTGATAAGGTTGAATGTAACCAACGGAGACATACCATCTATCGACAATAAATTTATCGTCAATGCTTGTATTGTGGAAATAAGGATTACTATTAGCTGTAGCATCACTAACATTTAATGTGTGTGATCCATTACACCCATGATAAAATTGTCCATCATCAACGTCAGCGGTCCTCCTAAAATAAACAACACTCCGATACAACTTGCTGTCTTGAACTCCATTAATAATGCAATTCCAACCTCCATCACCATCACTATTAGTATCACTCAATGGAGTCCTCCAAACAACACCATAAGAACCATTAGGTAACAAACTAATAGACCTTATATTTTCAGAATCACTACCATTTTGACCATACGTTCCATTCGGATAATATGGAGAGTCCCCTAATCCACCCCAACCAGAATCAACAGAACCAGACGAATCAGTAGACCATTGATAAGTACTCATGTAGTTACCTTGGAATGCCAAAGTCTTGAAGTGATTAGTTACTTTTGTCTGAGTATAGTAGCGAGTGTCTAGGTTAGCAGAACCAAGACCTGTAATATGCCCATAAGTATCAAGAAAAATGTCTTGAATGACTGTACCGTCACTATTGTTTACTGAGGCTTGTGATGAAGTATCTGAGTGAGAAATTGTTAATGTCTCCGCAGAGCTTTGATTGGTAGTAAAATTACCAATAGTTGTAGTAATACCTCCGCCACCTTGCAATGTGATTGTGGCATCATTTGCAGCAGAAGGTATAGTAGGCTTGTTAGTTAAATTGTTATAATTAATATCAATGTTTGCTGATCCGTTAAAACTCGTTCCAGCAATTGTTCTCGCAGTAGTGAGTGTGTCTGCATTTGGGTGGTAGTTGTCCGCAAAAACTCTCTGACCTGTTCCCCATGTTGTTCCACCGTAAGCACCCTTCCAAATATACATTTGTGGTGAACCAACAGATGCGCTTTTAGAGAAAGTCATTGCACTAGGACCACCGCCACTCGAATCACTGTATGTGTCGAGAGCAATCATATCTTGATAAGCTCCACCACTAGACCCTGTCATACCATCAAAGGTCGTAAAGAATGCCTTAATAGCCTTAACACCGCTTGCACCAATGCCAGTAGTGTTAGGCTTTACATCTCTATCATCAGTCGCCCTTAACTTATTTGTTAGCGTTGAAATACTAACATTAGAAGAACCATTAAAGCTAACGCTACCTGTAACATCCCCGCTAAGAGCTATTGTTCTCGCAGTAGCCAACGTAGTTGCTGTAGATGCATTTCCTGATAAAGCGCCAACAAATGTCGCGGCTTGAACACTAGCGTTATTAGTACCTCCATCTGCATCGAAGTGAAATCTACCTACCCCATTGCCATCGTCATATCTAATAAAGTCATTATTCGCAAATTTGATTTTATTCCCTGACCCAATGCTCAAGTTAGGGGTAGTCACAGTTCCCGTAAATGTGGGACTAGCCAACGGAGCTTTCGCTGCCAGTGCTGTAGTTATAGACGAAGCGTAACTTGCATCATCGTTAATCGCTGCTGCCAATTCATTCAGTGTATCTAATGCTGCTGGTGCGCTACCAATCAAATCAGTTATCTCTGTTTGAACATATGCTGTCGTAGCAATCTTTGTTGAATTATCATTCGGTGGCTGTGTTGAGGCAGTAGACAGTCTAGCGGCCGCTATAGTACCAGCATTTAAGTTAGATGCATTTCGATAATAAGATCCTTCTTGAGCATCAAGTAAATCAGCATCTAAGCCAGAACCAGAGCCGTCGTTACCTGCATGCCACATTTCATTACCTTTGTAAGTAATGTCACCACCGTTTATAACTTTTAGACCAGTGTAGAACGTACCATTGC